CCCTCAAAATTTACTCCGTTACTGGTGTTCAACATGGGGAAGTTCAACAGAGAAGAACATCCGCTCCATGCATTATCAAACGCTGTTCCATTGCTGACATCTAACAGCGCGGGGAAAGAGTTTATATTACTACAATTTTTCCAAGCATTAGTAAATGTAATGCCAAATTTAACATTAAGTAAGGGGAATGAGTATAGTTGATTACATCCTGACCACGCATCTGTGAAATTGGTAACACAATATGGGTTCACACTTACACTACATCCGTAGGGGGGCTGGTTGCAGGGCTGGATTGGTACGCCATTTCTTAACCAGACCACTGACTTTATGGTGGCATTTCCCCTATTGCAGATCACATTGGGTATTGACAATGTACTACCCAGTGAAGTAGACCCTGTAATAGCAGGACAGGCACAACCATCTACAATTACTGGGGCTACGAAAGGTTTAATTTTTATGTAAGTCAGCTCATTGAGCAGAGGCTTTGATGGGACATAGTCAATAGGAACTTCTACTTTGTGACAGTCTGACCCAATACTAACCACTTCATAAAGATCAGCCGGGTGATTTTTACGTTGATACCCGAGGCAGCTATTAAACCCGGTCTCAATGCAGATTATTTTAGTCCAGTGCTCAGGGTCTGAGACAAACGTGGCATGTGTTTTGATGCGGTCGTCAGTAACCTCTATGTCCTTAGTAACTAGGTAAACACATAGAGTTTCTTCACAGGGTCCCAGAGTTCTAAATTTGTCACCGGCCTTATAAAATAATTGTTTTTTATATGACGGGTTTGACCATATGTAATTTGATAATGCCCAGGTTTTACCAAAATCTGCCCAAGTTTGGGCAAAGAATCGGGGCTCATAGGGCTTATACCCATTAACCAGGTCAAACAGAGTGCGATTTTCGTATTTAATTTCTAACTTAAGTTTGCAGATATGAGTCCAATATTGGGGTTGAACTGCTTGGAGAAAAGTTTGTATTTCTGAGTTGGCCTCACGTAGGCTTACTGAATACCCATCATCCTCAATAAAAAGAACTCTATCCCGGTATTCAAACAATAAGCCATTGCCGTTAAGGGGCTGGCTTAGGTCAAATACTGGATAGAGTTCAAGTAGAGCCGAGAAATCCTGCCCACAAGTGGCAACGTTCTCAGTTGTGCAATCAGTAAAAGTGTAATCTATTCCCAGACAATCAAGTTCGTCCTGGGCTATTGGCCCAATACACGACTTACACCCGGTTTTGAATAGATTAGCGCCCACATTTATCAGCTGTAGGTAAAGTTATCCATGACAAAAGTAAGTTCAATCGTAGCAGGGTTGCCCGAAGTACGATCAACTTGTCCGAAGCTAAGGCTAGTGAGCTGAGCATCGGGAATTACAATAGCTCTTTGTCCACGGGGGCCGGGATCTTCGCCACAGGTGACAGGAGTGACGGTAACGGTGATAAACTCACAGTTGTAAGACTTCCAGAAGTCTACAATGTCAACGTGTCTCTCGGGGTCAAAAGGAGACGACAGAGTAGCTTCGCTGAGGGTCTTCGGTCCTCTGAGCTGGTAGATACGCCCTCTAACACCGTCTGCATACTGTGACGTAGCAGCAGTATCCTTGATCCCAGAGAAACTTGTGAAAAAGTGTGAGAAGGGGGATGCTTGCACCCAGAATTGCGACTGTGTCGCGGGGCGGTAAGTAATCATGTGATTATAAGTAAACTCTGTCTATCTTTAAACTACGTCTAATAATGTATTGTCCTACTCGGCTTCGGTCATGAGGTATGGGGCGAAGTGGGTCCAATATCCTGTCTCTTCGGGGTTGATAACAACATATTCGTTATGTACCAAGGCTCGATTGAGTTTGTATGCCTTTTGGTATACTCTTAATAGGGTGGTGATTTGGTCGGGAGTCATCGGATCAGACCTCCTAATATACCCCTCATACTCGCCCAGTTCCATTCTGGACTCAGATACCAGCCTGGAGAACTTGTCAGGGATTTTAATAAGTTTTCTGATTTCCTCAAGAAGTCTCTTTATGACGTATACAATCTCACCAGGAGACGTATGTTCGTCAACCCTGATACGATCCATCTCATTTTCACTATTGGTCTCATCGACCATAATCCTATCCCAGCCAACTTCACTCATCTTGCCAGAGAACCTCTCTGAGATTACCTTGGAAAGCTTGTCCTTCTGGGTCTTATCCTTGAGATCGCCTTTCTCATCAAACTCAGTAAAGTCAAGGCCAATATTGGGTACAAGGTTTTTGCTAATATCAGCTTCGCCCATGGGGGCCTGCCCACCAAGTGCAGCCATGTCCATTTTGGTAAGCGAGGGGATCTCTAGCTTGTCTCTCAGCCAGTCAAGATCGTTAACATCATACCCAACTGCCTGGAGCTGGGTAATCATTTGGACCACCTTGATGGGATCTTCTCGTTGCTCAAGATCCTCAAAGTTTCTTCTAAACCGGGGAATGGAAGATCCAGGATAATTGAGTTCTACTAACCAGCGAATAAATGTAGACGTCAGAGTCTCATCAATCTCTTCAGAAAAAGCCTTGGCCTTTCTCATTCTCACAGAGTCAGCCACTTGGTCCCTGGCAAAACTACCAACAGAGCCTGTTTCTTGGCCAACAGTAGTTTCACCATTTATTAGAAATGAGATTTGTTGGTCAACATAGTTAATTAAATCTGAATATATCTCGGGCCTACCAGTACTTGACTCCAACCAGTCAACACTCATCTCGTCAGGGATTACCACAGCAGTCTCCTGGCCCAGTCTTTGAAGTGCAGTGAACAGGGAGTTTACCTCTTCCTCAGGAGTGCCAAGTGAAAACTTACCCACCGCAGTAGGAGTGGTATGTTTATCGGCATATTGCAACCAGAAACTCATCAGAGTTCTTCTAAACTCAACCAATGCATATAATTGTCTTCCCAATCCTGTACCATAGGGGTCCATGAAATTACTATAGGACCAATGCCTATGAATTATCATAGACCTCAATGGAATGGGCATACCTTCTACAGGGGAGGAGATCGTAATAACCCTGGGGGACACACTGCCATCTTCGTTCAGGATGAAGAGAAACCTTCGTGGATCACGGATCTTTACCTCGGACGGCACAATATATTCACCCTGCCTCATCCAGCAAATTTCACCAATAGAAATCCCCAAAATAAGCGACTCACACATGCCACGAACAAAGGAGTTAAATGCTGAGTTAGAACTCACCAGCATGTCTTTTCCATATGACTGCCGAGTATTGGACCCCATGTGGTAGATCGCCTGGCGAACAAACTCTGCGACCTCCTCATCTCTATCAGAAGTAGACGCAGGGAATACTTCCCATTTACGTTGAATTATCTCCCCAACTAATTTCTCCCAGGCAGCAAGGGTTTGGCTGTCATTGAACAGTCTCATGTACTGCTCAATAGCCCTGGGACCCCCTCCTGCTTCTTCTAGGAGGATGTCATCACGACGAGGCAATACAACCCCAGCGGTTAGGCTGGGAAGGCCACTGTAGGAGTAGGGGTCAGCTTTATGTCCAGCTAAGCTTCCTTGTGATACCCCTAGAGCGAAATATCTATCAAAGAAACCTGTCTTGATCTTCAGACCTGCCTCTTCCCTTTTTGTTCCAGGGCCTTGGTCACTCATCTCTATCAACTACATCTTCCTTAGCTTTAAACTTCTGTCTGTCTATATAAACTACGTCCAGGTTGAGTAATCTCTCGTAGAGTTCCTCCGCTGTCAGAGCACCGGATTCATACTCCCCTATAAGCTCTTTAGCTCCCTCAACAACTACGGGCTCGTTGTTGGTTATGATGTTAACTCCTTTTGCCATTTTAATTGATCATTCCAGCTATCTATCTCTATTTCTTTCAACTGATTTTTCCATTTTTCCTTGTACTCCTGGAGGTAGTTGATATAGACGTCAGACCATTTGGCGTATTTGTCCGTGGAGTCCAGTTCAGGAGGTCTATTTTGTGCAAAATGGAGAGCCAGAGTTTTTAATCCCGCTTCTATGTATTTACCCCCCAGGGTATAGTAATATTGCTCAAGACGATCAAGGTTAATCTCAGGCATTATTTCCGATGTCAGAGCAAAGAGGGGTGAGGTCTTTATGTTAGACTTTCTAGCAACCTCCTCTTTTGAATCAATTTCTGAAACGGCATTGTCTAGCATTTGCTTCAAATCTGAATCATTGAAATCAATCTTACCCTCAAAAAGATCCAACCATGCCTGTTTAACAGTCTCATAGGCTACGATAAAAGTCAGGCTATTTAGCCTGGACACCCTTAGCTCAAGGTCTTTTTGTATTTGTAGAATTGAAGACTTGTCTTTGGCTACGGGCCATTTTTTAAACCTCTCTGAACAACATGATAAGTGTATTATGGAGATAATTAATTGCTTCATTACATTGACAGATTTGTCCTTGTTAGGGACATTTTTGTATCTGGGATTTCTTACCAATGCCATGTCAATTTCATTACACCTATC